TCTTTAATTTCAGAGGCTGACAGGGTTTTATCTGATAACGATCCAGAAGATATTGATGCAAAATGGAATCCTCCTATTGGTGGAACTGTTTCTGATTATCCTCAGTCAGTTGATGAGCCATTTCCTGGAAGTTATGTAGGTAAAATAACTGCTACGCCAACAACTGGCGACTCTGGTTCTGTAACTTTAATAAGTAAAGATATTATAAATTTACAAGAACTTAATCAGTATCTAAAAACATTTTCTGTAGGTGGATATTTTTATTCTCAAAGTTCATATATCTCTGGCTTTGAAATCGGGTATCAATATGAAGACACAACAAGTGGACAAAACATAACTCATCTTAGAAACTATGACACAATTATAAACAATAGTTGGATTTTTATTTCAGAGACATTTGACACACCACCTGATGACACAGACTTAAGAATTGTTTTTAAAATTAACTTTCTTGGTGGATCAGAAACAGAAGATGTTTTTCTAGTAAACGGTTTAACTTTAGGACAGTGGTCAGAAGAATTTGCTTCTACCTCTCTTGGAGTAAGTCCAATAAGCATATCTGATAAAAATATTGCAGTTACTACACAAGACGCAATCGTTGCAAAATGCTATGGATTGCAAGAGTTAGATGGATACTACTTGGTTTCTGACAATATGCTTAAAGCAAAAAATATAGGAGTCCCCATGGTCTACGGAACTTCGGGTCTAACAACTATTTATGCAAATGAGAATGATCCATCTTTGATAATACCTGGAGTAGGACTACTAAATGAATCTGGAAAGTTTAGACAGTACACTCTAGAGGCTTGGATTAGAATAAATTCATACAGCAATGAAAGAAAAAGAATTATTGGTCCAATTGCATCAACTGATGGAATATATGTAGATGGGCCTTTTATAGGATTAAGGGTTGGGTCAGAATACAAAACATACTGCGTTGGAGAATGGACAAGACCAATGCTTGTTCATATGAAAATTGGAGAAGACTTTGCGTCTCTAATTATAAACGGACAAGAAGTTATATCTTTAACCTATTTAACAGAGTCACTATCTTTGCCATCCATGTTGAATCAAAACAACAAAGATCAGGACTGGATAGGGTTTTATGCATATGATGGCATATCTCCTATAGAAATAGATTGTGTTGGAATTTATCCATACCTTGTTTCTTCTTCTGTTGCCAAAAGAAGGTTTGTTTTTGGCCAAGGTGTTGACATTCCAGAAAACATTAATTCGGCATATAGCGGAACTTCTGTTTTTATTGATTACTCATTTGCAGACTACACATCAAACTATTCATATCCAAATATTGGTTCTTGGGGTCAAGGGTTTAGCGATAACATGGGTGTGTCTAAGGGTACGCTTTTTGCTTTGTCACACCCTCTTCCAGAAATAGTCTTGTCTTCAGGTACAAAAGAAGAACTATTTTTAGATTGTAAAACTTCTCAGCCATCAGACACAAAAGAATTTTTTTCATTTAGACCAAACAGTTCTTGGAATTTAGTTTCTGGGTATTTGTTTTTTGAAAACTTTGATTTTCTTAACACCCCAGTTTCTGGTTTTTATGGATGCTTTAAGTTGCCAGAAAGTTCGAGTTCTGTTCAAACGCTTTTTAAAATTGAAAAAGAAAACACTAAAGATTATTTTGCAATACAACTTTTAAACAATCAAATATCTTACAAGATAAACTACAAAGAAACAGAAGAAACCCTATACACGCCACTTATTGCTGTTCCAGGAGAGGTGGTAGATATAGGTCTAAACATTCCAGATTTCGTATCAAAATTTGGAACACCAGCGTCAAACTTTTTTGGTTCTTTGTCAGATCTAAGAATGTATATTGGAGGAAGCAAAGACGGACTGTCTACCTTTACAGGAAAGATATATAAGGTTGGACTGTGTACAAAATACAATTTTCAAAAAATTAGGGGACTGTTTAATGAAATAGGTGTCCCCGTATGGAACGAAGACCTATTTGCTATATATCAAAATAACCAATTAATAAATGTAGACGGAGGAATAGATACAACATCTATGCCACCTTACGGAGGCTTAACGGATACAGCAAATGGAGCACTTACTGGTGGTGGAGTAGTGGTTACTGAAGAAGATTCTTTATTAGATCACGTTGCAAGTTATACTCTTTCACCAGAAATAGTTTTTGATAGATATAGCCTTGCAGTATCTGCAAATGCCTACTGGGAAGACCAACTACCTCTTACATATTTTGCTGAGTCTGTTATCGATAGAAGAGGAGACCAATATTTTGACCTTGATTTTATTCAGTTTAATATAGACTACCCTGTACCATCAAAGACTATAGAAATAGAAACAGAGCCAGAAGAATGGACCTACGCAGAGTTGTCAGAAGAATATGGAACACCACTTCAAAGATCTTATACTTCTTTAGATAACTACCTGTTTACTGGATACAATGACTACGAAGATTAAAAAAATAAAATATCAAAAGAATATAAGTACGATACGGACGAATCTCTTTTAAGGTCTTATGTTACTTTTCAATACACAAAACTAGGAGCAAACCAAACTTCTTTTTATTTTACAAAGACTGAAAGACCTTCACGAGATGGAGTTTTAATTCCTGGATCAGACTGGATGACAACAAAATACGAGGTTGTAGACAATATGATTATTTACCCACCAACTGGAGTTGACTTTAACGACTTGTCGATTGTCACACACCTAGAAACAAATTTAAAAAATTCAGAAAGAAACAACGTTGTAATCAAAAAACTTTCTTATGCATCTCAAGCACTTAATGAATCTGATGCAAGCCCAATAGGAACAAGATTTGGAGCAGATATATATCCTTACACAAAGACTGGAATTTATTATGACTTTAAAAGGAATAACCCATTTTCAATTTATACAGGATCTTCTCCATATTTGTATTTAACTAAAAATAGTGGAATACAGTTAAGAGGAAAATTTGACCCACTTATAAATAGAGGACTCTTAATTCCGATAAATGAAAATCGCTCAGAAGGTTTTCAAGTAATAGCAATGCAGTTAGCCCTTAGATTTGATGGAGATTATTTTCCATATGCTCCTACTCAAATATTTGAAATACAGGGCAGAGACTCTTATATAAAATTTTATATGGTTGCCTGTGACCCCACTGGAAGAAGAGCAAAAATTTATGCTTTAGACGCAAGGACAGGACTAGTTCAAGATGGAATTGGATTTTACTGGAATGGGAAAATAGTTAAAGAGCCAATTATCACACTTCAAGAATGGGGCTTCTTAGGGGTCAACTTTCTAAGCAGTCTAGACTTTTCATTTTTTGAAGGAGGAGTAAGATTGACAGGACCAGTATTGTTTAATAGCATCTCTTACTATCAGTCTACAAACCTTCAAGAAGTCCAGAAAATATCAGAAAGACCTTGGTTTAGAGTCAAGGTTTTGGGTTCATCGACTCAGCCACTTAATTGGGATTTTTGGGAAAGCCCTGCGTTTAATTGGAATAAGGTGCTTGTTTTGTCAGAAAAGAGTTATTACGGGGTAGACCCATCAGATGTTTACAAGAGTTATACTGGAACCAATAAGATAATCGTAGACGATGAAAGACCCATCAATCTGGGAAATTACTCTTACACCATTTTTACGGATGTAAATTGGAATCAGTTTGTCCAAGATCCTGTGTAATATGGTATACTTATGGTTATGGATTCTTTAATAAACCCAAAAACTGGTGAGCCAATTGTAAAAAACGTAAGACGACAAGTCATTGAGAAGAACTATGACTGGGGTCTTTATGTCTATAAGAAGGCAAATGGCAAGTGGTTTACAGACGGTAACGGCTCCGTGCTTAACATCCCATCAGATAAAAACGATATTTCTAGAATGGCAGAATTAAAAAAGACTGCAATGTACTACGGCGATCCAGGAGACGGGACATGCGTATTTGTTCCAGGGCTAACAAGAGTAAGTGAAGAAGAGTATTCGGAACAGGTTGATCGATTAAATGCTGGATTAATTCCTTCATTAAATGACCTTGGTGCCGTCCAAGCAGCAAAAGACACGATTGCTAAATATGGAGATGAGGATTAATCATGGAAGATAATGAATACGAAATCGGTGCAAGAATTGATGATGCACCAAAGAAAGACGACACCTTTTCAAAGTCTGATCCATTTAACGGAAACTGGGATTCATTAAAATCTCTTGACGGACTAGAAGCAAATTTTAAAAGACGAATAAGTAGATCTTCAACAAAGATGGTTGAGCCAACAACACAATATACAACTGCAGCACTTGCTGGAAAAAGCGGTATTGATGGAGCACAGTCAAAAGAAATAAACCCAGGGCTAGTATATGTAAACGGCTATGGAATGTTTGATGTTATTACACCACCATGGAACCTATATGAATTAGCAAACTACTACGATACTTCATTTGCAAACCACGCAGCAATTGATGCTAAGGTAGAGAACATTGTGGGACTTGGTTATGAGTTTAAGGTTTCTCAAAGAACAATGATGAGACTTGAGTCATCAGAAGATAACAGTGCAACACAGAAGGCACGAAAGAGAATTGAAAGAACAAAGATTGAAGCAAGAGACTGGCTAGAGTCACTTAATGATGACGACTCATTTACGGCAACAATGGAAAAGGTTTACACAGACCTACAGTCAACTGGAAACGGTTATCTAGAAATTGGTAGAACCACTCGTGGAGAAATTGGCTATGTGGGACATATACCATCTACAACAATGAGAGTACGAAGAATTAAAGACGGTTACGTTCAGATCATTGGAAACAAGATAGTATACTTCCGTAACTTTGGAGCAAAAAACCAAAACCCATTAACAACAGATGCT